GGCTGCGACCCGTCGTAGCCTTCGGGGTTGCTTCGACGCGCTTCGACCCTGGACCCGCCGTACAGTGGCTCGGTCGCCGGCATCAGCGGAGGCTCGGCCAGCTCGCCGACTTCCCACGACACTGCCTCGGCACAATACACGGCGTGCATGGCACCCCACGCGACGCAGCTTCCGTTCATCTGCCGGCCGACAACGAAGTCCGTGCCGTACCTCGCGCGGTGTGCCTTGAACATCGCGCGATAGAGAAGCGTGTCCGTCCCCTTCGCCTTCTCCATGCACTCGGCACCGGCTTGCTTGAACAGCGGCTGCGGCAGCTCTGCCAGAAACTTCCGGACGCCTTCCGGGTTTGGCGTGTACCCGTAGTTGTCCTGCCAGTCGCCAATCCAGCCGACGGGCCGGGGGCCGGCGACAAACTCGCCGACGATCACCGCGAACGCGATCCCTAGGAAGCCCGCGAGGGCCAGCCAGCGGTAGGTGTTGCGGCGGCTCATTTCGCGGCGGCCTCCGCGGCGGCGGCGACCTCGCGATAGGCCGCGATCCAGGTGGCCCGCTGCTCCGGCGTCAGCGGCTTCCCGCTCGTCCCGGCGACGCGGTCGAGGTAGTCCTTCACGGCGGCCCGGACCCGCGGGTGGCGGTCGCCGATCGAGTCACCGCGGAGCCGGAGGTCGAAGGCCCGGACCCGCAGATCGTCGAACGCGACGCCGGTCGTGATGATCGGCGTCGACTGCATAGCGTCCCATTCCACCTCGCCGGCCAGCTCGCCGAACAGGGCCGCGAGCTTCGCCGCGTCGGAGGCGGCCTCGGGGTGGGCGTTGAACAGCCCGCGAAGGACGAGCGGGGCGTCGGGGGCCGGCGGGGCCGGCGTCGGCTCGGTGCGGTTTCTGCCCGACCAGACGAGGGCGAGGGCGGCGAGCAGGCCGGCCCCGACGACGTGCCGCAGTTCGACGGCCGGCAGCTTCGCGTGGGCGATCGCGACGAGCTGCTCGAGGCGGTCGCGGCCCAGGAACGCGTAGGCCGCCCCGGCGGCCAGGGCAACCAGGAGGAGCGTGTCCATGCGTCAGACCCTCACGAGTGGCAGCAGTTGCTCGATGGCACCGGCGGCGATCGCGATCACGAGCGACCGCACCGGCGAGCGGACGAGAATCCAGAGCGGGTACACGGCGAGCGGGACCGCCTTGTCGGCGACCGCGTCGAACAGGCTCGCCACGGCCTCCAGGGCGAGGGCCTTCTTCTGGGCCCCGGTCATCGTTGAGACCGTGTCGAGAGCGGTCACGACGAGCCGCAGCAGGGCGAGCATCAGCTCGCCGAACTCCGCCCAGGTGATGCCGTCGGCGGCGGCGGACCTCGAGGTCGCGATGAACGCGGCGATCTTCGCGAGCAGGCCGTCCTCCAGGTTGGAGGCGGCGGCGACCGGGGCGGCGGCGATCATCGGCTTCTCCTCCAGACGGCATCGGCCGGGACCACCTGGCGGCGGCGCTCGCGGCACTGTTGGCACTCCACGTAGCGGACCTGGCGGTCGCCCGCCCGCTTGCTCGACTCGACGCGGAGGCGGCCCCCGCACTTCGGGCAACTAGCCGGCATGGGCTCGCATCCTCGCGACTGCGGCCGCGGCTGCGGCCCGGGCACCGGCGAGCGACGAGGTCTTCACGGCCGGGGCGACCTCGGGGGCCGGGATCTTCTCCGGCGAGTCGTCGATCCACACGTCGATCGAGATGCCGGCGTCCTGGGCGGCCGACCGCTTTTGCTTGTCAGCTCCGCACAGCAGGACGCCGGCTAGCTCGGCATACAGGTCGCCGAACGCGAGCCGCAGCTCGTGGCGGTTCTGCTCGGTGTCCTCGCGGCGCGTGATGCAATAGACGAGCGAGCCGCGGCCGGTGGCGTCGGCCACGAACGACCGCCACAGGCCGGGGGCGGCCGTGAACGTCTGGTCGAAGTCGAGCGAGATCGTGAGCGACCGCTCGGCCTGGCCGTGCTGGACCATGCCGCGGGCGGCCCGCCAGGCGTCGAGGGATCGCGGGGCGATCGAGCTGGACGGGTAGGCCGGGCTTGTCACTGCGGAAATGTCGTAGAGGCCGGAGGCCTGATGCACGAGGCGGGTGATGCCGCCCCGCTCGTCCTCGGTCCAGGTCTCGCCGCCGTCGGCGACGGTGAACGCGAACGACGAGCCGGTGATCGTCCGGTCCTCGACCATCATCACGAGATCGCGGCCGTCGCTCGTCAGGAGCGGCGTGTGGCGGAAGGCCAGCCCGCGGGCCTCCTTCCGCAGCTCCAGGCGGCCGTTCGACGTGCGGCCGGTGATCCGGCTCGGGTCGTGATTGAAAAGGAATGGAACGTCGATCTTGCCGCGCGGGTCGGTCGGCTTGCGGTCGACCAGCCCGTCGAAGGCGGTCGGGCTGAACTTCTCGCGGAAGCCTCCGAGATCGACGGAGAGCGAATCCCACGGCGGCGAGATGCCTACGAGGGCGGCCGGCTCGCCGTCCCGCTTCTCGACGCCGATCGCGTCGGGCGTGTCGGTCGTCAGGAGATAGCGGCGTTCAATTTGATGCGACATCGTCTTCCTCCTGGCCGATCGGCTCGGCCGACAGCTCCGACACACGCTTGCCGACCGTGAACTCCGTCGGCTCGCCGTCCTCGTAGACGCGCAGGCTGGCGGCCGGCTCGTCCTCGGTTGCGACGATCGAGAACGGCGACCCATCGACACCCAGGACGCCGTCGATCATCAGATGCTCGATCGTGCCCTCGCCCCCGGCCCAGTAGACGTACTGGCCTTCGCGGAAGCCGCCGGCCTCCGGAACGCCGGCCCCGGGTGCCCGCGCGGGCTCATCGGCCGGAGCGTCCTCCGGCGCAGGCTCGGCCGGCGTGGCTGGCGGCTCCCCTGCGGCCGGAGCGGCCGGGTCAGCCTGGGCGGCGGCCGCGGCCAGTGTCGAGAACCCTAGCTGCATGTAGGTCTCGTCGGCGGCCGGATCCTCCAGGAGGTCGAAGTCCTCGAGGTCTCGCAGCTCATTCGGGGCCAGCGCCCCCATGTTGAACATCGACTGGTAGAGCTGGACGCGGCTGGCCGTGTCGCCGCGCAGTAGCCCGCGGTTGTCAAACTTCACGTACACGTCGTCGCCGTAGACCGGCTGGAGGGCCATGTCGAGCGGCCCCTCCATGCGACGCATCCACGGGAGCAAACACCACACCTGGGCCGACAGGTGTTCCTGTTCGACGTTCGACCACCGGGCCATGCGGGCGTCGCCGAGAAGCGTCGAGGGCACGCCCCAGCAGCGGCACACGTCGGGGAGGATCGCGTCCCGCAGCTCCTGGAACTGCGACTGCTCCATCGTGTTCGATTCAATGGGCTTCAGTCGCGTTTTCTTCGGGAGGACGGCGGTCTTCCCGCGGTTGCCCGCGCCGCCGTAGACCTGGTGGAGGGCGGCTCGCAGGGCGTCGACCGCCTCGTCTGGAATCTTCTCGTCCGTCTCGAGGACCATGTCGGGCCGGGCCGAGTTGTCCCAGAAGGACGTGGCCGCGGCGTCGAGCTTGCGGGCCAGGGCGATCGAGGTCGAGCACAGCTCAGGCGGGGCCATCCCCACGAGGCCGTTGTCCGACAGCCAGCGCCAGTGGAGGACTTCCTGCTGCCGCAGCGGAACCCAGCGGTGGTTCTCGTCGAGAAACTCGTAGCTCACCGAGTAGTCGGCGTTCCGGTGGATCTTGACCCGCGTCGGGTGCATCGGCCGCAGCTCGGAACACCAGCCGCGATCGCCGGGCAGGATGCGGGCGAACGCGTTCCCGTGGAGGGCAGTCCAGTAGGCGATGAGCTGATAGAAGTCATAGGCCGACTGCCATGCGTTGGGCCGCTTCCGCATAGTGTAAGAGCATGGGAGCGTGGTGGCTTCGCGCCGGCCGGTGGGCAGGCTCCGCATCGTGTGGACCGGCATGACGGCCACGGCCTGGGCGATCCAGCGGACGACGCCCAGGATCGAGGTAACGCGGATCGCGGTCTCGGGGCCGATCGTGGCGGACCACGACGAGCCCCACGCTCCTGGATCGGAGAGGCTCCCGCGGAGAGAGATCACATGCGAGACCGGCACGGCCCGCCTGGTCGGCGTGCGGCGGGTGGACGTTCGTCTGGGCTTCGCGGCCTTGGCTCGTGGCATGCTGGTCGCCTGGGTCCAGGCGGCCGCCCGGACGTGTACCAGTGTCCGGCCGCAGGCCGAAGGCTTGAACCGACCGCAGGCGTCAGATCACGCGGATCTTGTAGTCGTCCACGTTGGCCGGACCGCCGTCCTCGTCGTCCGTGCTCGCCAGGGCCAGGGCGTTCACGAGGGCCGCGATGCCGTCGATCTTCTCGGTCGACTTCGCCTTGTCCGGCTTGATCATGCCGGTCGCGTCCGTGTAGACGCAGACGTTGTTCGCGTTCCAGGTCGCGACCGGGTTCCCGCCGTGCCGCAGCCGCTTCTCGACGACCAGGGCCTCGAGCAGCTTGCAAGGGGCGTTGAGGTAGCCGGTCCGCTGCGGGATGTCGCGGACCGTGACGCCCTCCTTCTGGAGCAGCGTCTCCAAGGCACCGGCCTGCCACGGGTCGACGCCCACGGCCCGGATCGGGCACCGCTCGCCGTAGGCCAGGATGTCGCGGGCCACGGCCTCGTGATCCAGCCGGTAGCCGTCCGTGACCGTGACCCAGCCGTCGCGGATCCAGGCATCGTATGGGATGCCTTCGCGGACGCGGTCGGCCACGGTCTCGCGCGGCACCCAGTATTTCCACTCGACCGAGTAGCTGCCGTCGGATTCCTTGAACACGAAGGCGGCCGCCGTCATGTCGAGGTTGCTCGCCAGGTCGACGCCGACCCAGCACGGCCGGCCGGCGGTCGGGGCGAGCAGGCCGGAGCTGCACGCGGGCCAGTCGATGTTCCCGACGAACCAGCGCGAGTCGCCGGCCTGCCAGACGTTGAGCGAGTAGCGGAGGAACTTCGACATCTTCCGCGGGTCGGTCGTCGCGTCCTGAAAGTCGGCCGCGAACTCGTCCTCGGGGAACGCGACGCCCATCGACGGATTCGCCTTCCGCCAGACCGTCGGGTCGGAGTAGTCGTCGTCCTCGGCCGCGGCGTAGATCAGGCCGTAGAAGGTCGGGTTCGTCTTCGGGTCTTTGATCACCAGCTCGCAGTCCTGCCACCAGCGCCAGCCGATGCCGTTCCGGTCGGAGCCGGCCGTCGAGATCGAGATCACGAGGCCGTTGGCCGTGCCGCGCGTCGCGTAGATCAGCGCGTCGACCAGGTCGGGCGTGCGGAAGCTATGGATCTCGTCCAGGATCACCGAGCCGTTGAGGCCTTCGTTGCGCCACGAGTCGGAGGAAAGACAGCGGATTTCCTTTCCGGTCTCGCGGTTGCGGATGATGCTCCGCGAGTCGACGACCTCGAGGAGCTGCGAGAGCTTGGGGCTGGCCTCCACGCTCTGCCTCACCATGCGGTACATCGTGCGAGCCTGGAGTCGGTCGTTCGCGGCGAGGAACACGTCCTGGGCCGGGGCGTGGCATGTCGCGATGTACTGGGCGAGCTGCGACATCAGCGACGACTTCCGGTTCTTCTTCGGCACGAAGATGCCGGCCCGCCGGAACCGGAGGCGGCCGTCGGCTCGACGCCAGCCGAACAGCGTTCGCAGCACGCGGTCCCGCTGCCACTCGATCAGCTTGATCCGCTGCGGCTCGCCGCCGCGCTCGTCGGGGTGGCGGCACAGGGTCTCGATGAACTCGACCGGCGCGTTCGCGGCGGCCTCGTCCCACTGATACCCCGGCACGTACTCCGGACGCTTCCTCGGGTCAGCCGCGGATCGAGAGCTTCGCGAGGACCTGGTCTTCTTCGTCGGCTTCTTTCTCGCCGGCATGGATCGGCTCCTGGGGGAGGCGGGCGGCGGCCGCCGCCGTCAGCCCGAAGTCTCGGGCCAGGGCGACGAAGTCGCGGCGGGCGTCGCGGAGCAGCTTCGCCACCGGGCTCGCGGCCTGGCCCTTGTCGGTCGCGGTGATCCAGCCCTCGGCGTAGACCTGGTCGGCGAGCTGCTCGATGTCTGCATGGAGGCGGCAGCAGATCGCGAACGCGTCGATCCGGTCGCTCGTCAGCCGGCCGTCGGCGATCAGCGTCGGGGCGTTGCGTTCCCAGAAGCCGAGAGCGGCCGGCACCTTCGCCACGGACGGCGGCGGGTCGAGTGGAGTGGACTCCACTTTCGCG